GACGAAATGTCAGCATATACTTTCAAATACGCGGCTAACGGAAACATTTCATTTACACATCCTAATGGAATGCACGATGATTTAGTTGATGGAATTATGTTAGCTAATCTGGCACGTAATGAACAAGCATTTACTAAATCAAAAATTTACATAGGCAACGCAAACAAACAAAAACAATATAATTAATGTATTATTCACAATTTGAACAAGATAAATTTGTTTATGAAAATTATTTTCAAGGCAAAACAGACGGCTACTTTGTAGACATTGGAGCACACGATGGAACAACATTTTCTAATTCTAAATTCTTTGAGGAATTAGGTTGGACTGGAGTATGTGTAGAACCAAACCCAAAAGTATTTGAAGTACTACAAGCAGATCGCAAATGTAAATGTGTAATGAAAGCCGTAGCAGATCGTACGGGATGGGATAAATTCTTCCAGATATTAGAAGGTGCTGATATGTTAAGTGGATTAGCTGATGAATTTAATCAACGTGGAATAGAAAACATATATGCTAATTTACAGGATTTTGAAGAAGGATTTGAGTACATTGATGTTGAATTAGATTTATTTGACAACATTGTAGACAATACCACAATTGATTTCTTGTCATTAGATACTGAAGGTAATGAATTAAAAATATTACAAACAATTGATTTCAGTAAATACGACATTAAGGTAATCACAGTCGAAAACAATGATTACGACGATAAATTTCTTAAATTTTTAATACCTAAAGGTTACCAACCAGTAACACGTTTAGGATGTGATGAAGTATATATTAAAAAATAAATTTGGTTTCTTAATATTTTTTCATTATATTCACAATATGCCTTATACAACAGAAGAACGTATCGCAGCAAAAAAATTAGCACAAGAAAAATATCGTAATGCTAATAAACAAAAAGTTGCTGAAAGTATGTTTAATAGTAGATTAAAAAATAAATACAATATAACCAGAGATGATTATAACGAAATGTTATTTAATCAAAAAGGATGTTGTGCTATATGTGATAAACATCATACAGAACATAGAAGAGCATTATCAGTAGACCATTGCCATACAACAGGTAAAGTAAGAGGACTATTATGTGATGAATGTAATCATATGTTAGGCAAAGTAAAAGACAATATAACAATTTTAAAAAACGCAATTAAATATTTAAAACAACATGGGATTTGAATTTCGAAGTGACCAACCAGAACAGAAATTGGTTGACAGCGTAACAACATTATCAGTTAATGGACCTACAGTAATAGAGGAAAACTTAACACAAGACATCTTTGCTGAAGGTGAGGAAGAAAAATTAGCAATTCAATTTATTGAGGAGAATGCTTTGTACACTAAATTTATGTTATGGTGCGGTATTCAAGATCAATTAAAAAATCTTAAGGATAGCTTGGTATCTCCAACTGAATAACGTATATTTATTGATGTTGGGTTTTAGTTACTGCCATTTTTATTTCCCAACGTGGTTTGTTATTTTGATGCGTAATGGGGGGGTTCAAGCAGTATTTGCTCTTCTTTCATAAATGTAATATTCCCCCCCGCATCATATTTATCAATGTAACGCTTTCGAGAAAACAGCTTATCATAAAAAGTCCTCCCTCCCCTCAAAAAGGAGGGCTTTTTTTCTACATTAGGGTTGGATATACTGATATCCTTTTGTACATTAATATCATAATAAAACATTACCCTCTCGTCTAACGGCAGGACAAATGGTTTTGGGCCATTGAATCGGAGTTCAAATCTCTGGGGGGTAACAAATCTTAGTCTCTAACTCATATAACGCAATTGAACCCCGAAAGGGGTTCTTTTGTGTAATTTAAGTTCAAAAGCGTTTAATACGCATATTTATTATTGATGCAAATTACAACCAACATACCAGATTACTTTAATGTAAAGCATTATAAGCAGTTTAGCGTCCTAAAGTCATTAGACGAAATGGAACAAAGAATGCATGTTATAACAACATTAACTGGCGAGTCAATACAGACCGTTAAACAATGGCCTATTCCATTTATTATACAGTTATATGCAAAGTTAAACGAACTTATAACTAATGTTGAACCTGAATTTTATCCTGTTATTGAATGGGAAGGTAAACAATATGGTTATAGACCAATGCATAAAATGAATTTAGATGAGTATGTGGACATTGATATGTTGATTAAAGATACTGATAGAAACATTAATGATATCTTAGCTATATTGTATCGTCCAATTACTAAAAATAGATTAAATTCAAGTAAATGGATTACTAAACAAACAGTTAAAGTATTACAAGGTGAAGTAGAGAATGGATTTGATTATTATGAAATAGAACCCTACGATAATGCAATTAGAGCAGAAAGATCATTATCATATGATAATTTTCCAGCGTCAATAGCATTGGGTGCTTTGGGTTTTTTTTTAGGCAGCAATCACTTATTATTAGGAAATACAGCGTCCTCTTCCCTACAGTGGGAATTAATGATGAACGAAGTGAAGAAGAAAAAGAGCAAGATTCAAAGAGCATTAGCGCGCACTACGGTTGGTTATATATCCTCAATGAACTTGCTAAAAGTCCCGTCTTACACCTCACTGGAGACAAATGTGTAACTGATTTAAATACAATATTTGCATTTGATTATTTATCAATGACAACAGAAATAACATTAGAAAAAAATGAACGAATTAGACAACAACAACAATTTAGAAGCTGAGTTAATACCAGCTAAAAAATCTAAAAAGGTAGAATTAACACCTTTAGAGGCATCTATTCAGGCACGTAGAAATACATTAAATTTTCCTGCTTTACAAGCAATGTTTGAATTGAGTGAAGTAGAATTACAAACAATATTAGATAAATTACCTCCAGTGGAGGATTGCAACTGTTAATTATGGCTGATTTTCCTACCTACCAATACATTGTTGAACAGTTTAGAACTGCCTGTGCCGAACATTTAGCAATAAATGAATTTGGTGAAGGTAGTATTGACCGTTTAGACAGTATAAATCAAAACGTAAAATACCCATTAGCATTTTTACGTCCTATTCAATCAAATGGTTTAACACTGAATGCAAATGGTGTTTCAGGTGCCCGTACATTGAATTTTGAATTTTATATGATGGATGTTCCTCAGTTAACTGACACTGATGTATTAAAATTACAATCAGAATGTGAAATCTATCTATACGACATTATAGCTTACTTTAACTTAGGTTCATATCAACAAGTAGAATTTATTACATTAAACAGTATTAGTCCATTATATGAGGCTTTTAATGATCGTGTTTGTGGATGGGTTGGTAATATAACAGTTAACACTCAGGCAACATTAGACTTTTGTAACTTTCCTAAATTACCATAATGGCTCAATCACCACTACAACAAGCAATTCAACAAGTTGGTAATCAGATCGTAGATCAGATGAAGGCTAACTTACAACGTAATAATAATGATAATACAGGTATGTTAGCTAATTCAATTAAAGCAACTGTTGAAGGTGATGATTTAAGAATCACTATGCTTGATTATGGTAAGTGGGTTAATGATGGACACGAACGTGGTGCAGGAAGAGTACCTCCTATTAAAGCTATTAGATTCTGGATAGCTAAAAATGGTATAACACCAAGAGGAGGAATAACAGCAAAACAATTACCTTATGTTATTCAACGTTCTATAGGTAAACGTGGTCAAACAAGAAGAAAAGCATTTCCGTTCATTGAACCCGCAATTGAAACAGTATTAAGAAAAGATTTAACAGGTATATTTGGCAAAGCAATAGACACTGTAGCCAAACAAATTTTAGATAAAAAATGAGTATTTTAATAACACAAACAGCAGCCCAATTAAACTTAGCAAGCAGTGATATGCTATGGGAAGTTACTTCCTCATTCACTGGTTCAGCCCAATACCAATATATTACAGTATTAGCTGATGGTACAAATACAGCTTTAACAACAATTAAACAACAACCTAACCCTTCAGGTTATGGAGTATTTAACTTAGGAAGAATTGTACCTCAATATCTCAATTATGATACTGAACAATTTAATATGGGTGTAGATGGTTTATTTTATAAAAACCAAAATACTGCTAAATTCTTTAAAGTACGTTTTGGTGAGGAATATGGTACATCAGTATCTTCGTCTGTTAGCGTTTATAATGGTATAGTAAATAATGTAACAGGTTCTCCGGCACAGACGGGTAGTATTGCTTATTATTATTTAATAAACGGTATAATAGATCCTAATAGCGGTGATTGGAACTGGAATACAAGCTCATACTATTCACCTCAAACTACTCCTTCGTCTGCATCATTTACTAAGAATGTAGCATTAACAGATGCACCACGATCACAGTCAGCAAGACCGACAGATTACTTAACTATAGCGTCTATAAACGCATCACTTAATGGAAGCACCACAGTGGCACAAGACATTTATGCTATTGATTTAAACGTGTATTATACGGGTGCTTTAGCTTATAGTGAATCGTTCTATAATGAAGCCCCTACTAACAGTGCTTATTATGGAG